CCCCTTCGCTATCTCTTCTTCCAGGGCGGAGATCTTATCCACCGCCATCCCTTTAACCTGGCCCATCTGCCCTTCGGGGAGCGCTCGCTCGCGCTTCAGCCACGCCTTAGCGTGGGCCAGTTCCTCGACGGGGGTTCCTTTAAAATCAAAGAGTTCCTTGAGGCGGTCCTCCGGCTCCGGCACGACCGGGTAACCCCGGGGAATCACTCCGCCCTTGTTCAACTCCTCCGCCCGTTCTTTCTGTTGCTCCTTAACTTGACGAAGAGTATCTCTCGTACTTCCACCGTATTCAGCAGTGTCTATCGCCTCGAGTTCCTCAGTTGTTTTTCCTTTTCCCCGTTGGTGGGCGACGACGTCGGTGCGCGGGACAACTTCGGTCCCTGACTTGTGGACAGCGCTGGCCCCCATAGGGATATCTGGGTCATACGTCCAGTCATGCTTAAGCAGCGCGTTCTCGGCGGCGGCATTTCTGTTGGCTTTAATAGCGTCGGGCCCCTCTACCTTTTTTAAAACGCTTGACCCGGCCTGCCTTCCGTAGGGTGTGGGGGTGAAGTCCGCCACCTCAGGCCTTGCAAGCGCCGTCTTCTCCACATCCGTCACGACCTGGCTGCTTTCCTCTAGCGCTTCTCGCTGCGCCGCGTTCAGCGCTGGGTCGGAAAGCGTCTCCTCAAGCTGCTCCCGATACACAGGGATAGCCTCGGGGTGCTCCCGCAGCGTTCTATCTAAAGCGTCCCTTGCGATCAGGTCGAAGTCTGCATCCGCCCCGGCACGCAGGACTGCTTCGGCCACCTGATTTTTATAGAAGGTACGGACAGGGCCGGTGAAGGGAAGCAGGACCATGCCCATCCCCATCATGGCTACACCAGGGTGTCCCTCACCCTTAGCTGCAGCCTTAATAGCATCGATGGTGAACCCTACGTCCAATAAAAACTCAACGGCTGGGTTGGAAAGGCCAAGGACCATCTCTTGGGCGAAGCTCATCCCCCGGTCTCCCCACTGCTTTTGAGCGCGCTCCACCAAGGAAGGCATCCCTGAGCCCATGTAAGTGAGTGGCTTATGCACCCCTCTCCTCTTTAGAATCTCCTCCGCTTCGGGCACCCGGGCCATGCGTCGCGCCAGGTCCTGCGCCTCTGACTCCTTGAGGCTGACGATGGTCTTCTCGTCCAGGCCGTTAGCCAGGGAGACCATATCCATGCTGCTGAAGTCGATGTCCTCGCGCTCGGGGACCTCCTGCGGCATCTCCCACTGGCGGTAGGCGGTGGGGTCTGACTGTCCGTAAGCCATTACTTACCTCCCTTCTGGGACTGACGAGCCCCATTCTTTGCGTCGCGTGCAGACAGGTCGGCGCGACATGTCTTCAGTTCCTCCTCTAAGAAGAGCGTCTTCTCCTGGAGCTTGGCGTGGTCAACTCTCAGCTCGGTGACAGACTCAGGCTCGATGGTTACCCCGAGCATAGAGCCGCTCCCTACGAGGCCTGCACAGAGGAGGAGGCCTGCGCCGAGCGCCTTAGGATCTTTTGTGTCTATCTGTGCCATCGTTATCTTCCTTTAAGACCTTGAGAGTTGCCTTCTTCTTTGCCGCTTTACCTTCCTCCTGCCACCGCTTTGCCATGGCAGGCTTGTTGGCGTACATCCACCGTCTCTGCTTATCGCTCTGAAACGGCATCCTGTTTCTCCTGGCGCTTACGCACCCTCTTCGCTCTCTTGCGTAGTCTTGCCGCTCGTTTGTCGTTCCCATTCTCCGCTGCCTTCTCAGCCCGGGCTAGTATCTTGTCAGGGCTAGGCTTAAGAAGAGGCATCAGAGCGCGCAGAATAGCCTCTATGGCAGGCCCGTCGCCTCGCTCTAGGCTCGCGCCTAGCGGGCCCCCTACGAGGGCCCCTAGAGGCAATAGCGCATCAATGCTGTCAGCTAGTAGCTCGAGGCCTCGGTCAGGCTCGATGCCTTCCTTCTCCACGAACTCCTCGACAGCGTCCACCGCTACCGCTTCTATCTCTTTCTTGATGTCTTCTGGTAGGCTACTCATCGTCTACAGCCTCCGCTAGCGCAGTGCCAGCTTTCCATGCTTCACCGAAGTCAACCAGACCTTGAGCTCCGACAAGACCTAAGACCATTGTGGTGATCGAGTTAAGTGCTGCCTCATCAAGAGGGGCACCAAGTAAGTTAACAGTTGCTACAAGCAGGATTGCTGCCGTAGTCAGTAACAACTTACGTGACAGAAACTTTTTCATAGCTCTCTCCTTTAGGGGTAAGCCCCTCCAAACATATAAACTCTAGCTAGCCATTTGGCTGTGTCCACGCACATGACGGCAGTTCCCAGCGTTGGGAGCCCTAACTCGTTACCTATGAACAGCGCTGGTCTGAGGTCGGTCACATCCAGGTCTCCCGTGGCATTCTCTCCAACGGAGTTCCAAGTTCGGAGAACAGGCAATGGTCCTATCCAGTTTCCCCATGAGTTCTGGGAGGTGGGGAAGGTATTGGGACCGCCCACTAGCTGGATCGTTATTCCGTCCACGTCTGCAATGCCTAGTGTCCCGGCTCCGTAGGCGTAACTGGCAACACTAGGCCCTGGCAGGGCTGTAGTAAATGATCTCCAGTCAGTAACAGGAGTCCCGGTCCCAAACTCAAGTCTCTGAGAGACATAGCGAGGTTGCGGTGCGGTAGTTAGGTCCGCCACCAGCATGCCTGGAGTGTTCCCCAGGGCAGCAGGGGTGAGGCGCACGCCTTGATTGACGAAGACGGCATTGGTAATAATCCATCCACGCTGTGCTGCTTTAGGGATCGGCGTAGCTGTCCCCGGCACGGAGATAGGATAATGAAAAGGAGTTGCCTTACAAACGACGGCGAGACAATCGTGAGGTAGCAGGGTGCTGCCTGGTCCTGGCGTGAGCGTGACTGCTCCCGACGCATCTTCAAGCTCAAGGACACCGTCCGTAAAGAGGGTTGCCTTGCGGCTCCCGAGAGCACCGGCACCTTGGACTTCCCAGAGAACACCACCCGCCACATTGTGGGTAACATCACCGGGCCCTGGAACATCCCCGGCGAACCCCATGTTCATGAAGTAGAAGTCGTTCCAACTGTCTTGGGTGGGAGCCATGATGCGCTCGTATCCGCTGGTTGGAGTACGTCGAGCCGTTGTAAGAAAGGCCCAAGGGCCTGCTGGTGGAGTGGTGCGGGTGTTACTCATGGTGAGATACCCCTAGACTTAATCCATCTATATTGCCAGTTAGTGATGACGGCGCTAGTGCAGGTTGATCCTGGCGTCTGGTTGTTATGAATCCCCGCGAACGGAGAAAACCCATCGCCACCTGGAACCCAAGTGGGCAGCCAGATTCCTGGTCCCAGAATAAGTATAACCACATTGGGGGTTCCTACGGGAAAGTATGCATTCTCTTGGGGGATCTCCAATGACCACTCAGTTGCGTAGTCGCTGGAGTTCTCTACAAAGGGCTGTAGCCGCGGAGACGCGGGGAAGGTAAGAGGCTGTCCGCTAGGAGGAACCCAGCTATTCGGCCACTTGCCGATGTTGCAGCACCTCTCCCACGTAGCCCCTAAGTTTTTGGCACCTAATCCTACCCAGGACCTGTCACTATAGATGCCTCCACCTGCATACGGAAGGCCACTTCTATAGCCGTAGTGACCTAAGATAATGGAGGTATCCTGGTCCGCAACAGGGGTGCCCCCTCCGGTTCCTTGAATCATCCCTGCCACTTCAGGCTGTCGCCACACTAGAGAACGCACGTTCGACGGTCCTATTTCGGGTGGGTAAACCATGCGCTGGACGATGTCTACGCCTGCGCTAGATGTGGACTCCTTCGCAGTGAGCCGAAGCCCGATGCCGCTAAACACCGGGTCGTAGACACCTGAGGTAGTAGAGACATCATAGATCGCTGTGCTCGTGCCTGTTGTATCCACGAACTCAAGTTCACCACTCTTCCAAAGAGTAATGTGCTTCTCCGCTCCCACAGGCTGAGGGTTCTGACCCACTCTCCAGTGAGACCCCGCAGGCTGCGTAAGCTCTGGAGTGGCAGGGTTGGGTACTCCGAAAGACTCCGTTCCAGGGGTCCAGCCCACGGCGGCTGTATTTGCCCCCGCTGTGCCTCCGAGCTTATCGTTAGCGAATCCCATGCTGGTGAAGTAGAAGTCCTTCCAGCTATCGTCAGCCATCCTCACCACAGGAATCCAGGTGTCATCGCTAGGCGTAACTCTTGTTACACGCTGGTTCGGTGACGTTCGGTATGGATGTCTGGGAGCAGGAATGGGCATTAAGCACAGGCCTCGAAGTCGATGCTCAAGTTGATAGTATCGACGGCAGCATTGTTGGTTGTCACAGCGATATAAAGAACAGGCAACGGCTCGCTGGTTGCTGGGTCGATAATGGTATCGGCGATCTCGAAGACGTCCTCCAGGCTGTCGATGTTGGTCGGAGTTAGGGCATAGGCCAGGATTACCGGGAGCCCGGTACTCACACCCGTCTGCTCACGCACCTGAAGGGCGATCTGTGTACCGACTGAGCCTGCGGCGAACTCTGCTCGGACACGCCTGATTCGGCCTTCTGCCGGGCACGTGAACTGCGCCTCGGTGTAAGCGGCGTTGCTTGCTGTTACGCTCCCGGTCGTTCGGGAATATATCTGTACGACTTGTTCTCTACCCATCAGACTCTCCTAGCTAAAATATGTACCGTGGATGCGACGCTCTTTCCGAAGCTCTTAACTCGCAATGCGCCGCCAGCGCTGACACGCCGAGACCCAGAGGTGAGCCTGCTACTCCGTACAATATCATCTTCTTTTTTATTGTTAAACTCCATCTTGTCAGAGATGGTTCCTTTTCCGTTGAAGACTTGGACGTAATCGCTTGCCGCCCCGAGCGCTTTGCGCTTAACAGCCCATGCGTCCACCACCTCGACATCGAAGGAGAAAGGCCCTATTTGGTGCGTGCCCGCCTCTTCCACGTCCACCGAAAACAGGAACGGCGACGGAGCCACGAGCTGCGGCGCTGAAGAATCGAAATCAAATGAGATTACTCCCGAGTCAATCACGGTTCCGATGCGCCTTGTCACCATACCTTCCCCGGTAGAGAAGGCAAAACCTCCAGGTTCACCAAGAAAAACAGGTGCCCCTACCTCAGAGCCTTGGGTGTCCAAGCCTTTCACGATCCTCCAGGGTTGAATCCAGAGAGCTCGCTTCTCAGCCCCTGCAGTCCGTGCGATAAACAGTCGCCCTGTTGCTAGCTCTTCAGATGAGGCGCAGGCCCTGCGAACGAGAGCCACGTCTCCGGTGTACCCACAGATGAGGACGACGTCGTCCATCTCGATGTCTTCTTCTGCGAGGACCCTCAGGGTCTCGTAGGGGTTTTGGTCCTTTATCGGAATAACTCCAGGTGCGATTCTTGCCATGTCACTTCTCCCTTTTAAACTCTTTTGCGATGCGTGTGCGACGGAGCGCCTCTTCGCGGCGCACCTCCTGCTCTACAGACTGCTTGGCTTCTCTGACGCCGAATGTCAAATCCCTGAAGGGATCTTTGTACCGTGGCTGCAGTCCCAACAAGGTGAGGAGCATCAGCTCGACTCCCTTCCCCGTGTCCTTTTCCCAGCCAGGATTGACGTAGGCTGAGACGTGGTGAGGAATCTGCGTTCCGATCATAGGGATAGCCCGGACAGTGTTGAGGATAAGCTTGTTCTGGCCGGATAGGTACAGGCGCTGGTCTTCGTCGGTCTCGATGGTTCCACCTGCACCCAGGCGCTTGAGAGCGATCACCTCGCCAGGCCGCAGGTAGGCGCGTCCGCCGCCAACGTAGTGGGTTCCGCGCGACATGCTTTTGAAATACAACTCCAGCATGCGGCCAATAACCGGCATCCCGAGCCCTGCGATGGGCTCCGTCACGGCCTTCGAGACGACGCCCTCTGACACTGGTACGCCTGCCGCAGCAGCCATGACTGAAGTCATGCCGACAGTGAGCCCTAGCATCATGTTGGTCAGGTCGAGCGGCGTAAAGGGCGGCAGGAGAACATCCTTGTACGGGCGGTCGAGCCCCCATTTCTTCTGGTAGGCCTTGTCATAGTCCTCGATTGGGCGCGACCACCATTGCGGTCTGGCCTGCTGCCACCAGAAGCGCATGTCCCTGAGAGCAGCGTCGCGGTACTCTTCGTCGCTCTGCGCTTGGTGCTGGTCTCCCATTCCTTCGTACCAGTAGTTGATCTTGGGAGGTGCCTTGACGGCTTGGCCCATCTGGCGCACCCGGGCGATTGAGCGCGTTGGGCGAATCAGAGCTCGGCTAATCGACTTAGCTGACGGCGCAGTGAATGCCTCGGATAACACCTCGAAGGAACGAATGGCAGCCAAGCGGTAGAAGCGGTAGAAGGTAGCAATCTGAGGAAGAAGCAACGTCTGCTCTGCCTGAGAGAACGGAGCCTTCCAGTCGTACAAAGCTTTATGCAGGGCTTCGCGCGCCTGGTCCCTGGTCTTTCCCTTGTGCAGCATCTCTAGGTAGAAGGCCACCCGCTGGCGCTGCTGTACGAATGTGGCGTGTTGGATGATTTTATTCTGCCAGGACGAGAGACCTTCGCCTCCCTTCACCCAGTTAAAGAACGGCTCGCTGTCTCCCACTCCCTTTTTGAGGATGTTCTTTTTTACGCTTTCGGTAATGAAGGTGTCGAGCACACCATCTTTGGCCATCCAGTCTCTTACCTCTTTCACGCTCGCCATGGTTCCGTCGCCCAGCCGAATGAGTTCGTCGCCTTCTTTACGATAGAACTTGGCCAGGTTGGGGTTGAACATGGCGTTCATCCATGTGCCTAAGACAGGAACCCCTTCGTTGGCTTCCGAGAACTTAAGCAGCGCTGCCTGGACTTGGCGGCCGTAGGGCAGGTTAGTCGGTAGATTCTGAAAGCTAAGTTTAGCAGCCGTGCTCAGGCCTGCAACTTCCCACATCTGAGAGAAGTCTCCGAAGACATTGTTGTTCCAGTATCTGGGGTTAGGGACGATTATGCCCGTAGTCAGTGAGCCTCGATAGAGCTGCAGGTATTTTAGCAGTGCCTGCCCAGGGCCGGTGCTCATGATGTCCGAGGGTTTCTCGGAGCGGATAGCAAGGCTCTTAACGATATTGCCCATGCGCGCGTTGATGGCGTCGTAGAGCTTGGTTGGCACGTGGACTGCCACGCCTTCCGAAGTGGTGGTTAGATGTACGAACTCGTCGATGGTCTTGCCCATCCCTTTCACGGCTCGGTACTCTGTCTGGAGAAAGGGCTTGCCCCACTCTGCGAACGAGTCCAATGTCCGCTGGACGCCTCCTGTGATATCCTTCGCCTAGCCTCGAATGAGACGGTTCATGTCGCCCGCTAAGTCAGGAGGCATCCCTCCGATAGTCTTCACGACAGCATTGCCTGAGGCGTCCAATACGGCTGCGTGCGCCAGGGCCTGGGTAGCAAAAGACCAAGCCTTGTTGTCCTGCATGGTCGCGCTGCCTAAGCCGCCAAACTGGACCTCTCCTCTCATCCTTCCTTTCCTGAAGCGGGGGTCTAGCCCTGCCACGGCGTCACGCGGAGACATCGCGTAAGGAGGCTTCGCTCCGAGCCTGATGGCGTCTAGCTGGCCAGGGCCTACACCACTGGCGGTTATGGCCTTAAGGTCCTTCATGAGGGAGGTAAGAGAGAACTCTTGACGCGTCCCGGCAGCCACCTCGTCGAACTGCGTCTTTAAAAGAAGGGCTGTTACGTCTTCAAGAAAGCTTGCATACTTAGGGTCGGTAGGTTTGTGGTCATCAATCCAGGCTCGGGAAAGGGCTGACAGGGCGTCTGAGTCCCGGCCGGGAGCCTTAGCCGCTGCGCCCTCCAATACCTCGGCGCCGTTAAGCAGCTCGTCCAAGCGCTCATTGACGCGCGGGTTGGAGAGGATCTGCCGGGCGGCCATCTGCATGGGGACTTCGTCACCGCGGTTCATGATGCTCGGGATATTGGCTAGCTTGAGTGGGGTGTTGGTAGTGAAGTAGGTGTTCAGGAGCTTAGTGTACCCCTCGGTGTCGGTCTTGTGCATCTGGTAGAGGAGGCCTAACTCTTGGTCGATGGCCCCATCGGTTTCAAGAGCTACCTTAAAGATTCCGCGCACGCTCTTCTTAATCGTGCCGAGCCGAGACTGGGTAGGCTTCCACAAGTCCATGACACGTCGGACATTCTGCCTGAACGTGCCTGCCATGCTGCTTATCCTTCCGCCAGGAGCGAAGGCCTCGTCCATATAGGCGCGTCCTAGTTCCTCCCCTTTAATAGTCAGGCCTCCATCGGCCGACTTCAACGTAAGGGATTCCAAGGAGTCTCGAAGCCTGCTTAGATCCTCAGGCTTTATTCTCTTGGTGCCTCCGCCGCTTAGTAAGTCTCCCAGGAAACTTGCATACACGTCGCGTGCCTCTCCATCCACGGTCCCTCGCCGCAGAAACTCCTGGACGACGTCGGCTCCGTGCTTGTTTATAATCTCGGCCTGGAGCTTAACCGTGTCCACCACAGCCGTTCCGTCGTTACCCGAGCCTATCACGGCACGCGCCAGAGGGTTGGAGTCTCCGGCCAAGTCGCGCGCCACGCGAAAGTTTTCCATCGTAAGGGTGAGGCTGTCCCTGAGGTCTTTGGAGATGCTCGTGCTAACCCCGAAGAAGTTGGCTAGCTTTTCGTTTCGCACGAACTCTGGCCTCACCTTGGCGATGAGCGCCGCCTTCTCCGCCACCTCGGCGCTGGCCTCCTCGCTCTGCTTGGCTAGTTGCTCAAAGGCTACCTTCGACCTGGTCTGTTGGGTGTCAAGGGCTCTCGCTGTCTTTACAAGTTTGCCTGCAGCGATCTGTGCAGCCCTGCGTGGGGCGGCCTCCGTAATGAGCTTTGTTACTAGCTTCTTATAGTTAGGGTCGCCAGGCTTCATGCGCTTCAAGACTTTTATCATGGCGTCGAAGCCGGGGTTGGCGACCTTCCCCACAACGCCGCTTCCTTTTCTCTTGAGGGCTTTGGCCCCAATGATTTCCCTGGCCTTCTTAATGACCTCCTCGGCGCTTAAATCGTTAGCCTTTTCTCCCATCATAGAGGCGTCAGATAAAACGTCTCTAAAGCGCGTGAGGTCTTCGTCCGCTAAGGCTTTGGCTTTGGCGATGGCTGCCTTTTCCATCGAGGCTTCGTCTGCCAGCACACGCACCGTAGCTTGCGCCCTGTCGCGGACGGTCTCGGCTTTGGCCAACACTCCCTTGCTGGTAGCGAGCCGGGAGACGGCGACATCAAGGTTGTAGGCTGCGTCAGCGGCGTGCTCGGCATAGTGCGCGTTAAGGCCCAGCTCGCTCGCTCTCATAGCTTGAATGATGCGGTAAGCGGTAGGGTCTTTCAGCTTCAGGTCTTTCTCCAAGGCAACGAAAGCGGCTCGTCGAGGAGCGCTCTCCTCCACTGACGCCACTCGCTCTAGACCTTTTATGTAGTCGTCAACCGCGCCAACGGCCTTCTCGCCTTGGTTAAGCTTCC